CGCTCTGAAAGAGCGCCCTGTTTGCGTTACTGCAGACCCTGCTCGTAAGCCTCGATCATCTTCTTGAACGTGTGACCCGTACAACCTTCGAGATTTGCCCTTCCTTTCAGTTTTTGCAGATACTTTTCGCAGCTTTCACCCGTGAAAATCTTGATGTCCAGCCGCATGGTGCCGTCACCCTCCGGCGTAGCAAAGATTTTATCAATAAAGGTATCGATAAATTCCTTGGTGATCTCGCCGTTCTGACAGTCACGCTCGGCATCTCGAAGCACCTTGCGGATACGCTCCATGTTGCTGCGAAACTCCTCGCTGGATTCCTGCTGTTCTCGAAGCTCGGCAAGCTCCTGTTCGGCGGCTTTGATGTCGGCGTTGCACTGTGCCGTCATGGACTTGAAATCAGCGGGGGTGATACTGTCGAGGGCTACCAGTTCCAGCAGCTTGCTTTTCTTTTTCAGGGTCAGCTCAATGGTTGCCTGTGCTGACTCGATTTTCTTCTCAATATTGCTGTCGCTGGTCATGGCACGGTACATCCGCTCGTATTCTTCCAGCATAGCAGCGGAGGCTTCTTTTGTATCACGGAATACCTCAAAGAGTACAGGGATCAGTTCTTTTTCGTAGATGGGGATGGAATCACAGCTGTCCTTACCGTTGTTAATTTTCCCGGAGCAGACCCACTTGGAATTTTTGTTACCCTGCCGATCCACGGAGTCACGGCGGTAATAAGGTGTACCACAATGGGTACAGAACAGCTTGCCGGTCAGAAGGTTGGCATGATTACAGACACCCTGACGGTTCTTCACATCCTCGCTTCTCCTGCGAAGTACGGCATTAGCCTGCTCCCACAGTTCTTCGGAAACGATAGCCGGTACGATTTCACCGGTTTCATCCTTGAACATGACCCATTCCTCCGGCGGGAGGAATTTCTGCTTTTTGGTGAACATATCCACCACCTTGACCTTGTTGCCCACATAGTAGCCCTTGTATTTAGGATTGGAAATCATGCCCGACATGGTGGAGTGGGCTATTTTCTTGCCGTTGTGGTTGCGGTACCCCTTTTCCCAGAACAGTGTTTCAAGCTGTTTCATGGAGTATTCGTCGGTGGCATACAGTTCAAACAGCTGCCGAACCATCACAGCCTGATCTTCATCTATAACCAAACGGCCATCATTTTTGATATATCCAAAGATGCGGCTGTTGCCCAGCACTACGTTTTGCTTGATTGCCTGCTGATGCCCAAATTTCACACGGGAACTGAGCTTCCGCAGTTCGTCCTGTGCGATGGAGGACATGATGGACAGACGAAGTTCGGAGTCCTCGTCAAAGGTATTGATGTTGTCGTTCTGGAAAAAGACACCTACTCCCGCATTCAGCAGCTGTCTGGTATACTGGATGGAGTCCAGCGTATTGCGAGCAAAACGGGAGATTTCCTTCGTAATGACAAGATCAAATTTACCGGTCTCGGCATCGTCTACCATGCGATTGAAATTCTCACGGCGCTTGGTGGAGATACCGGACAGCCCCTCGTCAATATATCCCGGCACGAATGTCCACGCGGCGCTCTTTCTGATGAAATCTTCGTAATAACTGATCTGGTTGCCCAGAGAGTTCAGCTGCTCATCCGATTCTGAGGAAACACGGGCATAGTAGGTTACCCGAAGCGGAATATCGTAGATGCTTTTCATCCGCAGCTGTTGTCTGACAGAATGTATATCCATAATGATTCCTTTCTAAAAAGTTCGCTATATCATCATCTGTTAATATTATATCGCAAACAAATGAACTTTTCAAGATGATCTGAAAAGTTGTCAAAAAAAGTTTGGGCGGCAACCGTATCTCACGATTGCCGCCCTATTTATTATCGCGCCTTTGCAGCAGTACGGCTCTTGATCATCAAACGCATCTTATTGCGCTGTTCTTCCGTGATCAGCCCCTTTGCAAATAGCGTATCATTGTAATAAGTCAGCCAGAGCTGTTCGATGACAACCTGCTTCTTCTGTTCGGTCATTCCCGGCTTCATTTCCTTGATTTCTGCCATAGAATTCCTCTCTTTCAAAAGTAGTATTGCCTCAGATTTCCTGATTCATTCGACCGTGATGCACATATTTCTGCTCGGTGTATTCCCGGATTACGGCATCGGGGATGGAATCTACGGTGCGGCGAAGCTCATCCAGCTCGGAAAGCTTGCGCTGAATCTCCAGCTTTTTCTGGATGCTCTCACGGGATGCAGAGTTGAGTTCCTTTTCCGGTTCCGCATTTTCTGCGGTCAGCTCCTTGTAGGTCTTGTCATATTTTTTCAGCTTTGTCCTCATGGCCTCTACACCGGGAACGTACTTGTCCAGAAGCGTTTCCAATTCCTCTGCCTTGGACTTTTTATTGAAGGGATTGCTGTCATTCAGAATCGCCATGATCTGATCCTTCATTCGGTTCAGGTGGACAGCCTCCTTGAACAGCCGCGGCGGGATGTGAGTGCGTCCGGTCTCACTGGCACTCTCGCCACGTTCTAGATCGGGATATTTCCCGACCATGCGCTTCCAGAATTCATCCTGCCACCATGTCAGTTTTTTCTTGTTGCCAACGATTTCCTTGGCGCTGAGTCGCTTGTCCTCCGTCAGCGGGACAAAACAAAGGTGCATATGGGGCGTTTTCTCGTCCATATGCACCACGGCGGATATGATCGTGTCTTTCGACTGATGTTTTTGGATGAAGTCCAGCGCCTCGGTGAAATATGCTTTGACCTCGCTGCGGTTCTTGCCCTTGAAGAACTCCGGGCTGGCCGTCACCAGCACCTCCACCACCCGCACGCTGTCGGAACGGGTGCGGCAGCCTGCTTCAGCAATCTGCTTTTCGGCCTCCGCACGGTATTTGCGTTCCGGGAATACCAGATGGAAGTTAAGGTGGCTACGGGAGGTGTCAATATCGGGATTGCTGGCGTATTTCTCCTTGGTGCGCTCGTTGTGGGACTCAATGTGACCGATCTCCGATCCCTTGTACTTGGCAAAGCGAAGAATGGCATACTGTGCTTTCATCGGTTATCCCTCCGTTTCTGCCAAACAATGTCGTATCCCAGCACATCGGCCAGCTCCACAACTTCCTTGTATCGGATACTTTCCCTTTGCAGCTTAGCGGACAGGTTGGACACGCTATCGCTCCAGCCGTATTCCTCGGCCAGCCGGTCAACCAGCTCCTGCATGGTAAATCCGACGCGGACGATCTGCGCCTTAATCTCATTTCTGATGCTCATAAAATCCTCCCCAATTTTTGTGATGAAAACAGCGAAGCAGGTTTGCGTTTCCGAAAACCTGCTTCGCTGTGTGATGTAATATTCTGTTTTCCTGAAATTCGCTGGAAAAGCGGCGGGCGATGTCCTCTTCGTAAGTGAGGGGTGTCGACTTTCCGGAACCGCGTGACTTCGCAGGAAACCATGCAAACCCACGCGCATCCGTGAAGCCGGTACTCGATTCCGAGCAGCACGGTTTCGCGGAATCGTTTCGCCGCCGCGCAAATTTCTTTCCGGTTTTCACTTGTCTTGCAGATACCCCTTCCGTTTCAGCTCCGCCAGATTGGCAGTCACGTCCTCCGGACACATCCGCGCAAGGCAGCTCAGCTCGTAAATGTCGTACCGATCCACCAGAAGCAGCGTCATCAGCAGCTTGTGTGTGCCGGTCAGATCGCTGTCGTATAAGTGAAACAGCGGCAGTTCCTTATAATAAATTCTTCCCATTGCATCCTCCTTTGCAGGCAAACTGAAAATTCTCCATCCCATCCGCCCGTCTATCCCACATGGGGTGCTTGGGATGGATGGGATGGTGTTTTCTGTATCTGATCTCATAAAGTCGGCGGTGTCACCAAAGCTTCGATGCCCCAGAAGCCGTTGACTCGCTTGCCGAGCCGATTTGTGATGCGGTTATCATGTTCGATGCCAAATTCGTCGGCGTGCTTTTTCAAGGTCATACTTACTGTTCGTACCGCCAGCGGTTTATAGGTGTTGTCGTTGCACCACATGGTATAGATACAGCTTCATGCTCGGGTGCCGGTCATCGTGAAAGGGACAGCAGACCATCCCGCTTCGGCTGACGCTCAGCCCGAAATGTTCCGCCGCCATTCTCGGCGCGACCGTTGTTTTCACGGCTTCAAAAATTGTCATAGGCATTTCTCCTTTCAATATTTCCGACAAATTTCTTTATCAACTGAATATACGGAGAAAAAGCCTTAGACCGAAAAAATCAGGCGGTATTGCAAGAAATCAAAAAAGCCCTCTCGTAATCTTGCAGAAATGCAAGTACGGAAGGGCGGCGAGTCTATGTAAAAGTGATTTTCACAGCTCAGAGTGAATAAAAGGTGAATTTTCACTTTGCTCTGTTGAAAATCATGAAAATATGAGTATAATATAAGTAAGCTACAATGGAGGTGCTGTATATGCAATATGAAAGCGAGCGCATTGAATATAAATCTCAGATGATCGATGACATTTATAAGGAGGTCATCGCATTTGCAAATACGGACGGCGGTGTGATCTATCTCGGTATTGATGATAAAGGCAACCAGATTGGCATTGACAATGTAGATGAAACCTACACACGCCTGACCAACGGCATCCGTGATGCAATCGCACCGGATGTGACCATGTTCGTGCGGTATGTCCTCCAGGATAATAAGGTAATTCGGATTGAAGTCGGCGAAGGCAGCTATAAGCCTTACTATCTGAAATCCAAAGGCATGAAGCCTACCGGCGTGTATGTCCGTCAGGGCACATCCAGTGTGCAGGCTTCCCCCGAACAGATTCGCCAGATGATAAAAGAATCGGACGGGGATACTTACGAGGATTCCCGCAGTTTGGAACAGGAATTGACCTTTGGTGCTGCCAAAACTGCATTCCAGCGCTACGGCGTGGAGTTTTCCGTCGAGAAATATCGTGCGCTTGGCATCACGCAGAACGATATTTACACCAACCTTGCGCTGCTGCTTTCCGACCAGTGCCATCACACGATCAAAGTTGCCGTGTTCAAAGATGAATTCTGCACAGAGTTTCGTGACAGCAAGGAGTTCGGAGGTTCCGTGTTCAAGCAGCTTGATGATGCGATAAACTATCTTGCTCTGTGCAACAAGACTGTTTCCACGATCAAAGGAGTTGTTCGCACGGATAAGCAGGATTACCCCGAAGAAGCTATTCGTGAAGCTCTGCTCAACGCTCTTGTGCATCGTGATTACGGATTCAGCGGCAGCATCATCATCAATGTGAATGACAGAAAGATGGAGTTTATTTCGCTTGGCGGACTTCTCCCTGGCCTTTCTACTGAGGATATTCGCATCGGCGTTTCTCAGCCAAGGAACAAGAAACTGGCAGAGATATTTCACCGTCTGCGTCTGATTGAAAGTTACGGTACAGGTATTCGACGTATTTTCAAGCTGTACGAAAACTGTCCTGTACAGCCCAGCATTGAGGCAACGACCAATGCTTTCAAAATTGTACTGCCGAATATGAATGCTGCCAGTGCTGCAAGCGAAGATGCACCGGCGACAACTGTCAAAGCCACAGCAGCCATCACCCCTCAGATGAAAACTGTGATGGATTATCTGGCAGAGTACGGCGAAATGACCGACGAAGATCTGCAGGAACTGTTGAACGTCAAAAAGACGAGAGCCTATCTGCTCGCCCGTCAGATGAATGAAAATGGATTGATCGAGATCATCGGCAGGGGTGCGGGTAAAAAGTACAGATTGAAGTGAGGGGAATAGAATATGGCTATCAGCAAAAAGCTTGAAATTATATATCACAATGGCCAGCCAGATGGTATTCGCTCTATCCGCCGTCATCTGTCTACAATGACCACCTATGTCATTCCTCGCCCGCTGCTTTCGGAAGCCAAGAAGCTGACCGGCATCAATCGTCCCGGCATCTATTATCTCATCAGCGAGACGGATGATAACAAGATTGCACAGATCTATGTGGGACAGACTCGTAACGGGGTCAGCAGACTGGACGACCATAATCGTTCTAAAGATTTCTGGAACAAAGCTATTATGTTCCTTGCCGACAATAAGACCTTTTCTTTGGATATGATCAGCGGCCTTGAAGCTTATGCAATCGGCAAAGCAATCGATTCCAAGCGCTACAAAGTAGAAAATACAGTCAATCCTAAATATGAGATTGATGAATATGATCTTCCTTTGATTGAGGAAGTTTATGAAGAAATCAAGTTCATTATGGCAACGCAAGGCTATAAAATGGAAAATACCAAAACAACCTTGAACGATGCCAACACGCTGCACACCACACGTAACGGCGTTCATGCCCTTGGTGTGTATGATGGCGAAAAATTTGAAGTCCTCGAAGGTTCTGAAATTGATATGAGCCGCAAATGTCATTCAGAAAATATTGAGAGGCAGCGGCAAACAGCCATTCAGAACGGTGGCATCCTTCTTAACGGCAACAAGTACATACTGAATGTTTCCGTTCCGTTTACTTCTCCCAGCTCAGCTGCCATGTTCGTGCTCGGAGGAAGCACCAACGGATGGACTGAATGGAAAAACAAAGACGGAAAGACTCTGGACGAAATGTACCGAAAGTAAAACGGGTAAATGATATCGGAAATAGAGCAAGGAGGTGTGGTACATGAGCAACGAAAGTGTTTATCTTCCCGGAAAAATCCGTGACCGCATACAGGACTTGATGAAATCCCGAAAGATCACACAGGCAGAGCTTGCTACGCGCATTGGCTGTTCGGAAAGTTCTTTGAGCCGTTTCATCAGCGGCAAGACGGACAAGCTGGGTGACGAAAATATCATTCGCATTGCCCGTGTGTTCAATGTCTCCACCGACTTCCTGCTTGGCGAGGTCGATACCCCTGACCGCCTGAATTATGATATTGCCGAGCTTGGCCTGTCGGTGCAGGCGGCGAGAAATCTGTATACTCACAAGGTGAATCCGCGGGTGGTCAATGCGTTGCTTGAAAATCCGGAGTTTGCCAACACCACAAATCTGATATCCGGTTACTTGGATGACGAACTTGCCAAGGGTTTTGCGGCACAGAATCAGCTGTACGCAACTGTCGCCGGTATGCTGAAAAGCCAACCGGAAGCAGTTGACGATGTAAAGAAACTGCAGGCCCCGGCATATCAGGCAGACCTGACTGCGATCCAGCGCTCGTTCATGTCTGCTGTGCAAGCAGTAAAGAAAGAGGTCGGTAACGATCTGTCTGCCAACCGTGAATTGACCTCGCAAGCAGTGAAAAAGATATATGCCGAGTTGACCAAAGGGCAGAAAAAGCTAAATCGCAAAATCACCGCAGAGCAGATTGGTGAAGCGGTGGCACAGTCCGTTTCCCATCTGCCCGGTATTGACACAGAAGCGGTCAAGCAGATGTTCCTTGCAATGACCGGTACGGTAACAAGCAATGAAAAGAGATCAAATGACCAATGAACAGCTCTGTGCGTTGGCCAAGCAGGGCGACGCCGATGCACAGAATCTGCTGATTGAAAACAATCTTCGCTTCATCAAAAAGACTGCATACGAAGTGTGGAGCGCACAAGCGGAGTTGAACCGATCTCTGCAAATTTCACTTGACGATCTTGTGCAGGAAGGCTCGTTGGGGTTGTTTGGCTGTATAGACAGCTACAATCCCGACAGCGGAAACCTATTTCTGACATACGCCGCTTCCGCAATACGGAACGCCATGATCGACTACATCCGCTCACAGAATGTGCCCTTTGAGGCGAAGAATCTGAACAGCATTGTTTCTCTGGATGAGTTTGCAAAAGATGAGGTTCGGAGCAAGCAGAGTTTTATTGCAGACCCCACTCTCCAAACTCCGGAACAGATATATCTGGCAGAGGAACGGTACGATGATCTCCACCATGCTCTTGATATGATCGAGAACAGAGAGAAACAGTATTTGCGTTATCGCTTCGGCTTCGATGATGATACGGAGCATCCGCTGGCGGAGACAGCGAAGCATTTCAATCTCTCCGTAAGCAGGGCAAAGAAAACCGAAGCGCAAGCCCTGGATAATGTGTGGCTGGAGCTGCCGTGGTGGTACGAACAGCATCGAACATTTCTGCTTGCATCTATTATAGAAACTTATCACGGTCTAACCACTTCTAAACCCATGCAATTACGCTGTTTTCAGAGTGGTTAGAAGTGGGTAAATGCCGAGAAATGTAGGTAACTCGTGCATTATTTCTACACTACTCCTACATCTATATTCCTACACAAAGTCAGCCTCCTCGTTGTGCTGAGTGCCTTTGTTGGTGCTCCCACTTCGGGGAGGCTTTTCTTTGTTTTTACAAGCTATTTTATTTTTTCGATTTCATCTTTCAACCACTCAAATTCTCTCTGGGTGTAAACCTTTTCGGTGATGTCAGAGATCTTGTGACCGACCATATATTTGATTGCGTACTCGTCAACGCCGTACTTCTTAGCCATCGTCACAAAATGTTTACGACCATCATGCGGTCTATGCTCAGGGTTCAAATTCAATTCGTCTCGAATCATACCAAAGCCTTTTTGGTATCGAGCATAAGTAAGTGCAGTGTTTTTGCTACGAGCATTCGAATTAACATAGTTGAGCAGGTACAGACTTCCAAGTTCCTGAGCCTCTTTATATTTTCGCTCAACCAAATGACGAATCTTCGAGTGAATTGGAACCACACGATCTGTACCGGCATCTGTTTTGATACCGCCTCGGAAAGTCCAGTTTTCCAAATCCACATTCTTTAATTCCAGCAAACCAAGTTCCTGGGGTCGCCAACCAGAATAGCACTGAATGAGCAGGACATCTACAAGCATTTTATCATCAGCGTGTTTCCAAAGCAAGTCCATCTCTTCGTCCGTAAAAGGAATATGCTCGTTCTTAACTGTGACGATTTCTTTGATTGTTTCCTCACTGAGGTTAAAAGTTCGCGAATAGTTTCGGTCAACAAGCTCATACTCCAAGGCATAATCCAACATCAAGTTAAACAAAGACTTAATCTGGTTCTTCATGGATGCACTTGGTGTTTTTTCTTTGCCTCGAACCTTCGATATGCCTTCATCCATACAACCTTTTACATGACGAGCGCGGACATCTTTGACTCGCATATCATATACGGCCGAGCAATACCCCCATGCTGAAGCTACCGAACGAGTGCTTTTAACTGTCTTCTCGTATTCGGCAAGCCATTTCTCGTAAAGCTCTTTCATAGTGATAGACGGTTCAAGGTCGTAAGGGTTCTTATTGTACTCGACGAGAGCAGCGTATGCATCGTTGTATGTTGGAAAATAGGACTCCGGTTTAAGAGGTTTACAGATAGGCCGTCCGTTCGAATCCTTTCCGACACTTATCATAGCTCGAAATGGATTGCGGAGATTCCGATTCTTGATCTCACTGATCTGCCCGAAACCATTTGGCAGTCTACGGCGTTTATTGTTCTTATTTCGAGGTTTTCTTGGCTTTATATTTGGCTGTAATGGAAACCCACAGTGAGGACAAGAAACTGCTTTGTCGCTTACTTGTAATTCGCATTCAGGACATTTTATCAGCATTATTATCACCTTCCCCATTGATTTGCTATTAGTAATCATATATCATAAGTGTAGGAATGTCAACTCCTACATTCCAACTTTTCTTATTAGTTTAGGGAGAAATGAGATATGATTAGTGATAACCAATCAATTTGCCCCAAATGTGGAGGGCAGCTTAAATACTACGATCATGTTCAAAGATTGGTACGGACGAAATTCGGAAACAAAAAATGGGTAGCTATTAGAAGACTTCGGTGCTGTAAATGCCATGCAGTTCATCGAGAGCTTCCTGACTTTATATTTCCGTATAAACAGTATGAAGCAGACATTATTATCGGCGTGCTCGAAGGTCTTATTACTTGTGAAACTTTGGGGTTTGAAGATTATCCTTGCGAAATGACTATGATTCGCTGGCGCTTGTTTCCACCGAGGTTGTTTTTACTAACAGCCGTTCCTAACCTAAAATAGCGGTTGAAAGGAGGCAAACGCCAATGGAAGAAATTATATTTGCATCGGGGTCTGTCCCGGTAGCAGTTGCAGCACGAGTCTACGGGAAAGACGCATCCTGGATTCGAGCCGGCATCGTATCTGGGTGGCTACCGATCGGAAAAGCTACTCGGAGTGGGAAGCTCATTACGAATTTAGAGGAAATGAACTCTAAGTACGGACGCATCAACTTTTATATTTCGCCTAAGCTCCTCTGGCAGGAGACCGGCTATATATGGAGGGGTGAACGCACATGAGTACGTTGATACGACCGGAACTTTCCGAAACTAATCGTTACTGGATCGAGAAACACCGCTATTACGAATTGAAGCATTTCTGCTTACAGTACCCATTATGGCGTCATGCGTACAATTCGTTAATAGACTATCCGTGTTCATGGCCACAATTGGTTCCGCCCTGTAAAACGAATGTTGTTAGCGATCCCATTACCAAGCATATTGATGAGAGGATGTACTATGCCGACCGCATGAAGATGGTGGAACAGGTTGCAAAAGAAACGGACGAAGAGCTTTCGTGTTATATTTTGGAAGCTATAACGGAGGGTATTTCATATGACCATTTGAAAGCCAGAACCGGTATCCCATGTTGCAAGGATGTTTATTACGACTTGTACAGACGGTTTTTCTGGCTGCTTAGTAAGGAGAGACAGTAATGAAGATTGTAGATATTGCAATGAAAAAAGTCTATCGCTTCAACTGCCCGAATTGCCAGAGTAGGCTTGAAGCCGACAGCAGTGAGCTGACAGACATCGGAGGCAAAGTAAGCAAGTTCTATTGCCCCGTATGCCGTAAAGACCGATATATAACCTGGTCTGACTTACGGAAGAAGATCGTCTACGAGGGTTCGCAAGAATAACAGTGTCCTTTATGGAGAAGTGAGAGCTGATGCACTATAGCATTGGCTCTTTCTTTTTTCTAACTTAGATTAAAACCCGGATGGAGGTGACAGGTATATGTGTTAAATTAGTATCTGGAAAAATCCCCGGGTTGAAATTTTTGAAAAACAATTTGAAAGGAGATCACCGTGGAAGTTGTCTATGTAGTTATCGGAATTATGATTGGGTTTGCCGTCTCATCTATCATTCGCCGAAAGCATCCAGTTGGTTTTTTGCGTATTGACAAGTCTGATCCGGACGGACCCTATCTTTTTCTTGAACTGAAAAAGAGCGTTAATGAAATTATAGCTCAAAGAACTGTCCTATTAGAAGTGAAGCGTGAAGACTTTATTCCGCACAAATAACACTTCCTTTTATGGAACCCTATTAAAACGAAAGGAGAAACGAATATGGGTGAAGAAAACAGAAGTTTGTTGGAAGAGGAGATCAAAGCCGAAATTAAACGCTTGGGATCTCTCGAATCCGGAAGTCAGGAGCATACCACAGCAGTGGATAGCTTGACGAAGCTGTACAAACTGAAGCTCGAAGAGGACAAGAACACCTATGAGCGTCTGGATAAGATCGAGAATCGTGAAATCGATCAAGAGTCCAAGACGGCTCAAATGGCAGAGTCTGTCAAAGATCGATACTTCAGACTTGGTATGGCTGCCGCTGAGCTGGTGCTGCCGTTGATGTTCTACGGCGTTTGGATGAGACGAGGTTTTAAGTTCGAACAGGACGGAACTTTCACCTCTCAGACATTCAGAGGTTTATTCAGTCGATTCAGACCGACTAAGAAATAAACCGGTTCCAAAAGCGGAGAGTTCGTGCATACAACACGTTCTCTTCGTTTTTCTCCTGCTTGAAATTTACAAGGGCTATTGTGAGAGATGTAAAAGTGCTTTTTATCTCTTGATAAAATACTGATGGCCGCTATACTTAATAGTGCCACACAATATCAAGGAGGTAATTTGCAATGAGCTTTTTTAACGACGCGCAGAGAGACGGTTTACTTACTGGACGGTATATTTGCAGTGAATGCGGAGGACTTATGGAATTTGAAGACGAGTGGGAAGATACTTTAGTATG